GCTTTCAAGTCAGTCTGTGCATCATTTAACATTTCCTGTGCTTTAAGAACTCTTTCTTTGTCTCCTTCTTCAAAAGCTTCCATATAAACTGATCTGGCAAGCTCAAGTTTATCAGTTAATTGTTTTTCAGAAGCATCAAGACTTAATTTATTAACCTCGTCTACTTCCTTATATTGTGTTCTGAGAGTTGTATTTAACTCCTCATTTTTTTGAATGAGAGCAGCAATATGTTCATCTCTTTCCTTGCGCTGTCGGATAAGTTGTCGAATACGTTTTTCTGCTCCTTTGGTATTAATGCCCTCCAATTCTGGAGCATCTCCTTTACCATCTGAGTTTTGGGCTTCTTTAGATTCTTCAACTCCCTCTTCAGAATTTGACTCATTATCTTCAAGCTCAATTTCAATTTTCTGTTCCTCATTCGAAAGATTTATATCTCCCCATTCTTCTTTTTTATCCATTCTTACCTCCGTTGTTTACGAAATCAACGATTTAACGATATACTATTATACCATACAATTAACGATTTTCCAAATTATGTTGATCCTTTTCCTAAATTAAATGTTGGATCTAGATCTTTTGGATCTTCAACCTTCATTGTAATCTGATCATCAAAGAGTAAAATAAGTCTTACTCCTTTGTAAAAAAGCTTTGTTCCTGCATGTTTACCATAACATATATAATCACCTACATTACACCAAGCTCCTGCTGGAAATTTATCCCTATCCAGATATGCCAACTTACCCAGAGCTAATACTTTACCTACCGTGGTAAGATATGACATATCATCTTTAATTGAATCTGGAATAAAAATTCCACCTTTTGTTTGACTTTTTACAGACACTGGTCTTACCAAAACATGAAATCCCGGTAATTCAGGTAATACTTCTGGATCTTCTACTTCAGTAGGATCACTGATCCATGAATCATTTTTTAGGGCCTTACCCATTTGTACTTGTTGCATTTTACTCCTCTTCTTCTGAATACATTCGTTTTTTAATTATATCATTTAAATTAATTCTAGCCCACTCTAAACCTTGGATAGAACCTACAAGTTGTCTATAATGAGCATAATCATCAGCCGAACCATTTCCTAATGAAAGTCTGAGTCTTTGAATCTCTTCATTATACTCTTGAATAACCTCATCCCAGAGTTCCATTAGGTGTATAAGGTACTCTTACGACTTTTCTTTGCTGGTTCTGGAAATTTAAATTCACCATAGCCCCATTCATTAAGGTCAGCTAGTGTTTCCCAAGGTCCAATACAATCACTTTTGAAAGGATCTCCATAAGTTACTGGTTTATCAGAACTTGTTTGTTTATAAGTAATATAGCCTTTACCTTTCGTCATTTCTGGAATTTTTATTGTCATTCTTTATCTCCTTTATCTTTCTTGGATTGTTCAATAGCCATTTTAACTAGAGCATCTAGACCCTTCATATCCAGATCTTTCTCATCTTTATTATATTGTTCTAATAAGTCTTTCATTATTCTTTGTCTAACTCTTTCATCTTCAGCATCTAATTTAGATTCTTCAATTCCGATCTTGGATAGTATATCCAGAGTTTTTAATTCTTTCTTAGAATCTCTGTCAAGTTCTGCTTTCTCTCTCTTGAAGTTATCAGTTGCACCTGTCTTGAGCATATCAATAATCTGTTCATTTTCATCAAGCTCAAGTTTCTTATTCTTTAATTCCATCTCAGCAGCTTGAACCATTGTATCAGATTGTAGTTTTTGTTTTTCTAGTTCTACCTTGGCTTGTTCTAGAGCGACCAGTTGTTGTTCAGGTGACTGTGTTATTCCTATAGCCTGATTAGCATTCATTACTTGTTGAGCAGCTTGAGCCATTGCCATTTCTACAACAGCAGGATTTTGGGCCTGTTCTGGAGGCATTTGCTCAATCATCTGTTGTGTCATCCCGTTCATCTGCTCTTGATACTTCATCACAGAATGTTCTTGAATATTGGCTTCCAGAAGAGGACGTATTCTTTGCATAATAGGATTGGCTCCATTAGCAGGATCTTGAAGATATGCCATCTTTGTCTGAATATGAGCATCATGATTCTGTCCTGGAAAAGCAGCTATAGGAATTCCTTTGGTAGCGGCCATGATATCCGACACAGGGTCCATTGGCTTTGGTTCTATCTTGGGAGGAAGTATCTCTTCCATGTTAGGCATGTTAGCTGCATTAAGAATAGTTCTGTTTAATGCTTCTAGATTAAACATACCAGGAGGTGATTGCTGTGCCATTTGAAGAGCCATGTTAGCCAGCATCATACGATGAGCATTGGATGGTATATTAGGATCAGAGACAGGAACTATATCTACTCGTCCATCAAAATCATTTTTAAATATACTTCTATCTTCAAATGGAACATCATAAGGATATTCATCAGGAAGATAATCATAATCTATCTTTGCCAGAATTCTAAATTCATCTTTCTGAGATTTATGAAGACGTTTATGTATGGCTGTGAAAAACTTACTACTGGCTTCTAAGAGAGCCATAGTTGTACCAACGGGTCCATAGGAGGCAGCATCAGAAATAACTTGTTCCGTGCTATCCGCAAACTTCTGACCAGCAGCAGCTACGAACTGGAGCATCTGAAATAGAGTAGAGGAAGGCTCTTTATAGGGGAGAGGAATAATAGCCTTTGAAAGATCCATTCCAGTTGCTTCAACCTCCTTGAACTCACCCGGGGAGATGGGATCATTATCACCAACCATTCTAAGTCCTTTGGCTTTGAAACCTCCAGGCAGATTTGCAAACTGACCTGCATCAATTAGAGATCTCATTGCAGCAGTTGCACTCATGGTAAGATTACCAAGGAAATGTATCAGACCTAATCCATAAAAACCAAAACCCGGAACAAATCGATAATGGACAAAGTGACTACGCTTCTCCATATTCGGATCATTCTGTTCATAGTTTCTACGAATACTTAGTACTTGTCTTGTTTGTTCTTCTATAGTTACGATATAGGGGAGCGATTGATCTTTATTTTCGATATCTAGATAACGATGTTGTTCCAATAAAATATATTGAGGATCATTATCTGAAGAGGGAGACAATCCTAGAATAGTATCCATTTTCTCTGTGAAAGATGTTATATTGGATTGATTAGGTTTAGGAAGATCTACATCCTTATAGACACCAGCTATAACATCTTTTTGTAATTCTACCGGACTCCGATTAATAACATGGGTATACCTATCCGCATTCCTCAGATCAGTTGCATAGTAAGACACATAAAATTGATCTATGGGAACAAATTCAGAGACAGGACGTTTAAGAGTAGAACTATAATATATTTTTTTAAATGCTGATCCTATCAAGGGAAGATGAAAAAGCATTCTTTCAAATTCATCAAAATATTCTGGCATCTGTTCAGTAACCTGATAGTTCATAAAATTCTGAACACGGTTAGCTTGTGTCTCTTTCTCAGGAGTTATCTTGCCAAGTATGTTTGCCTTTACTGGACCTCCACTGGGAAAGAGTTCTCCTGAAGCCTTTGATTGAAACTTAACTGCTGATTCTATCAGAAGAGGATGAACGGCTGTACAAGCACCTTCAAAAGGTTCTGATCCCGGCTCAAGTTTTAATCCTAAAAGATCAAAGCCTCTTTCAAACATAGACTCCCATTCACCTCTGGAATCTTTATCTGCTTGAAAATCATTTATAACATCTGTGGCTATCTCAAATAAATCTGATTCTTCCAGAGTTTCTGCAAGATCACCATACCATTCAGCAATATCTTCTGATGGTTGCATCTCTATACTAGACTCTTCAGAAAAATCTACTATAACTCCACCATCATCAGCTACTTCAAAACTGGCATCAAGTTCTGTTTCTGGAACCATAGGAATTACGTTAGGAATTTCTTCTGGTATCATCTCATATGGGTTTTTTTCTGTTGCCATTATTTATCCTATGCAAAAATATTTACGGGCTGGTTAAGCATGTCAGCCGCTTCTTGTCTGCTAAATCCAGCAGCTACGATGTTATCAAACTGAGGTTGAAGTGTCTCTCCTTTTGTAGGTTTATCTTTACGTTTATCCAGTAACTTTGCAATTCCTGTTAGTTCTTTTTCTTCTTCTTTAACAGTAGAAGTAAGTCCTTCTCTAGCTGTTTGTATAGGTAGAGGTTGTTTATATAAATCTGCATCTTCTGTTGTTTGATCACCAGCACGTATTTCTGAAAGAGTACCATCTTCATGTAGATTCATTCTTTCACCTTCTACCATAACTGTTGCTATTACAGGTGCAGTATTTCCTCTTAACCATCCTGCTATACCACCAAGCGCTTTAATCGGAAGTGCAAATGGTGCCCACCAAGGGTAAGCTTGGCTTAATTCTTGAGGGCCTCTTTGTCTTTCAAGGGTTGGTAAACTTTCTTCAAGAGTTGTTCTAAGAGCATCTCTTGATATGCTACGATCTCGTCTTTCAGAGGGATGTAATCCTCTTCCTGCTTTTTGAGCTTCATCTACTGCTCTTGCTATTCTTGCACGATCTCCCATTATAACTTTACTTTTAGGATCAAAAACTTCTTCCCAAGATTCAGTAACTTGAGGTAATACTGATATATCTTGTGGATAACCTGATTGACCTATAGCAGATTCTGCAATTGCCATTTGTTCTGGTGTAATAACCTCTTCTGACATACTATAAGGACCAGCTTCAGTAGCTATTGCCAGATCAAATTGTTCATCAGTAGGATAATCTCCCCACTGATAACTAGGGATACCCATTGGTCCGGGTTTACCACTACCACCCATAGCTCTCAGAGCAGAAGCTTCATCTGAATTTATCCATGCAAGATTATGAGGCTCTCCATTTATATTAATAGATTTCCTTATTCCTGATAACCCTCCAGGCATTGTTTGTCCTCCATGTTTAAATGCGGCTGTTGTATCTATAGCTGCGTCATCTATAAAACTCGTATCTGTTTGAGGATCATATGAATATCCTTCCATACCTCGTAAACTTCCCTGCATTCCCCGATCTTGACCATAATCATATGTACCTGATTCTCCAAATTTCCATTTATAAGGATTAATTTTTCCTCTTATACGTGGTCCCTTACCCTTTTTTCCTTGTATAGATGCTGCTATATTTTCTGCAAGAAATTTTATAGGTACATGTTTGTCTCTCCTGATACTGTCTAAAACTGCTTTAAATCCTGGCTTATCTCCTCCCTGATGCCAATTATATTTATCAGTTATAATTCTTTCTCCTGCTAAATTAGGAGGACCATATTTAAATTTTCCTAAAGTATTTTGAAGATTAAAAAGAGGGCTTGCATTAAATAGGTGACTAAGACCTTGTGGAGCAATTTGTCTATAACCAGGAGTTTCCCAAGTTACTTCTCCTTCTACTGGTCCTTTTACCATCATAACTGAACCATCGTCATCTAAGACAGGATTTCCCTCTCTATCTAAAAGTGGTTTATCTCCTTTTTCTGCTGCTTCATTTCGTTCTATAGCTTTACTTATTTCATATATTTCGTCTTCAGTTAAAAGAGATTTTAATTCTTTATCAGTAATATCTTTATCTTGAAATTGTCGAAGATAAAACTTGGCAGTTGAAGGAAGATCTTTATAAGCTCTTTGAAGTCCTCTTCCTACTATACTTCCTGCGCCTTGTCTGTAGACAATAGGAGACAAACCAGATCCATTCAACATCTGGTTAATATGATCATACGCTTTATTGAAAGTTCTAGCCATATTTTTCCTCTAATCCCTACACTATTATACCATACAATTGTCCATTTCCCAAATTAAAATGTCCAATAAGTACTTTTATTTTCTCTGGGTTCATCTTCAAGGTCTGGATCATCAGGGTGAGTAAGGTGCCAGGACTCTTTCAGATAGTGTACCGCCATTGTCAGAGCATCTACCTGATCATCATGAGCTGCATTGGGAAACCGGATTAGTTCCTCTATCAGGTCATCCGCCCACTTCTTGTTCTTGGGTATCCATAATCTTCCTGATTCCATAATAGGCGAAGCCGCATACACTCTGGATACCTTGTCTCGGTCAGGAAGATATTCCATGACAGGCAATCCTGCTCTTCGCATATCCTGTATCAGAGATTGTCCAGATGCTTTCTTCTCTATCATGCAGACATCAGGTCTATGCTCGTTATATAACTTCTGTGCCAGTTTCCTTAGTTCAGGGTATTCAAAACGTCCCTTGATGTTTCCCAGTAAAATCAAATGCGGAGCATAACTTTCATATCCTCTCTCGTCTTGATCATACAGGTAGAATATACCCCATGTTTGAATTACACTGAAATCCGCCGTGGTCTTGGTTGAGAAAGCCGTATCAAAGGTCTGTATGACAAAATCACAAGAGGGAGGTTCAGGATCTTCCCAGTTCTGTAGCCATCGTTTTTTAATTAAACCTCCTTCTTCAGGGGTAGGATCTTGCATATAGAGCGAGTTCCAGTACCGACTTCCATTACTGGCCTTGATCTCGTTCTCGTCTGTTCTGAGAACTTCTTCCGATTTCCATTCGGGAAAGTAACTTCCTCCTATGGGAAGATCCAGTAACTCTGCTGCTTCTTCATCCAACCAGGCGGGAATTTTTATAACTTTCCAAGGAATGGTTTCATACTCAGACATGTTCTCTTGCTGTTTTAGAAGCCATCCGCACAGATCGTCGTAATGAAACCTTGTATTTATAATTACAATGGCACCGTTAGGCATGATACGAGTCCTTAAACCTGCCGGATACCACTCCTTGATATACCTTCTACCTGCATCTGAGAAAGCATCTTCTTCAGACATGACATCATCCAGGATTGCCACATGCGCTCCCCGACCTGCAATCTGGGATCTCACTCCAGCAGCATAGTAGGTTCCTCCCTGATTTGTCTTCCACTTACCTGCTGCCCTGACATCGCTTCTTAGAGAGACACCACTAAATATTTTCTGGAATTCTTCTGTGTTGACAATGTCTCTGACAGACCTGCCAAAGTCAGAAGACAATTGATCACTGTGAGAGACAGTCAGAATTTCATGATTAGGATTTCTTCCTATGTACCAGGCAGGGAATAACTTGGAACATATCACGGACTTGCTGGAACGAGGTGGAAGAAAGACCATCAGTCTTTTTATTTTCCCTTCTTCCATATCCTTAAGATTATCAGAGATAATTTTTATATGATTTCCCATCTTGAATTCAGGAACAAGGGTAGGAGCTACTAATCTGACAAAGGTCAAGAAATCTGTATTAGACTCTTGATTAATCTTTTGAGATAAGAGTCCTTTAAGATTGATAAATGATTCCAGATAATTTTCTTGTACATTAAGCATATATATATTATAC